CCAAAAAAGCCCCAGCTTTTTCTAGAAGAAGGAGAGGGCCTGCAGAGGCATTTGAGAGGCCTAGAGAGGCAAAATGGATAAAACTTTATCTAGAGAAGAGGCAAAGCAGCTAATGCAACTTTTATGTTTGGACATGAGTTGCTGGGGCAATTTACCATTAATGAGAAGACAATACTTAGTAAAGTGCAAAGAATATCATCCAGATAAAGGAGGAAATGAGGAAAGCATGAAGCTTCTTAATTCTTTATATTTAAAACTGCAAGACTCAGTTAGCAGTGTACATGATTTAAATGAAGAAGAAGATAATATATGGCAATCTTCTCAGGTATACTGCAAAGATTTGTGCTGCAATAAGTTTAGATTAGTTGGTGCTATATATGGTGATTACTATGAAGCATATATTATGAAGCAGTGGGATGTATGCATTCATGGCTACAATCACGAATGCCAATGCATTCACTGTATTTTAAGCAAATATCATAAAGAAAAGTACAAAATTTATAGAAAACCACCTGTGTGGATAGAGTGCTACTGCTATAAGTGCTACAGGGAGTGGTTTTTTTTTCCAATTTCAATGCAAACATTTTTCTTTTGGAAAGTGATTATTTTTAATACTGAAATACGAGCAGTTCAACCATTATTACGGTAAGCATAAAATAATGTTTTTAAATAATTGTTTGTGTAATATTAAATGTATATTTTTGTTGTATAGATACCTACATACGGTACACCTGACTGGGATGAGTGGTGGTCACAGTTCAACACCTACTGGGAAGAAGAGTTAAGATGTAATGAATCCATGCCATCTTCTCCAAAAAGAAGTGCACCAGAAGAGGAGCCTAGCTGTTCTCAGGCAACCCCTCCTAAGAAAAAACATGCATTTGATGCTTCTTTAGAATTTCCTAAAGAGTTGTTAGAGTTTGTTTCACATGCTGTATTTAGTAATAAGTGTATAACGTGCTTTGTAGTACATACTACTAGAGAAAAAGGGGAAGTACTTTATAAAAAGTTACTTCAAAAGTATCAATGTAGCTTTATAAGTAAGCATGCATTTTATAATACTGTTTTAATATTTTTCTTAACTCCTCACAAGCATAGAGTTAGTGCTATTAATAACTTCTGCAAAGGTCATTGTACTGTTAGCTTTTTATTCTGTAAAGGAGTTAATAACCCTTATGGTCTGTATAGTAGGATGTGTAGACAACCATTTAATTTGTGTGAAGAAAATATTCCTGGAGGGTTAAAAGAAAATGAATTTAATCCAGAAGATTTATTTGGGGAACCTAAGGAACCCTCATTAAGCTGGAATCAAATAGCTAACTTTGCTCTGGAATTTGACATAGATGATGTGTATTACTTACTGGGGTCATATATAAGGTTTGCTACTAAGCCTGAAGAGTGTGAAAAATGCAGTAAAAATGATGATGCTACCCATAAAAGGGTACATGTGCAAAATCATGAAAATGCTGTGCTTTTGCAAGAAAGTAAAAGCCAAAAAAATGCTTGCACACAAGCCATTGATAGAGTTATAGCAGAAAGAAGATATAACTGTTTAACCTTAACTAGGAAAAAGCTACTAACTAAAAGGTTTAAAAAGCTTTTTAATGAAATGGATAAAATTGTTGTTGGAGAAAGAAAAATACTGCTTTATATGGCTTCAATAGCCTGGTATACTGGACTAAATAAAAAAATAGATGAATTAGTTGTTAGATTTTTAAAGCTAATTGTAGACAACAAGCCAAAACACAGATATTGGCTTTTCAAAGGCCCAATTAACAGTGGCAAAACCACATTAGCCACTGCTTTGTTAAATTTGTGTGGTGGCAAAGCCTTGAACATTAACATACCTTCAGAAAAACTACCATTTGAACTTGGAGTTGCTCTTGATCAATATATGGTTGTGTTTGAAGATGTCAAAGGTCAAATAGGTATTGAAAAGCAACTACCTTCTGGTAATGGGGTAAATAATCTTGATAACTTAAGAGACTACCTTGATGGTTGTGTTGAGGTTAACTTAGAAAAAAAACATGTTAATAAGAGGTCACAAATATTTCCCCCAGGGATTGTAACCATGAATGAATATTGTATTCCAGAAACAGTTGCTGTGAGATTTGAAAAAACTGTTATGTTCACTATTAAAAGAAATTTAAGAGAAAGCCTAGAAAAAACACCACAGTTACTATCACAAAGAATATTACACAGTGGAATAGCTATGTTGTTATTGCTAATATGGTATAGACCTGTAAGTGACTTTGATGAAGAAATTCAAAGTAATGTTGTGTATTGGAAAGAAGTTCTTGATAATTATATAGGCCTTACTGAGTTTGCCACTATGCAAATGAATGTAACCAATGGAAAAAACATACTAGAAAAGTGGTTTGAATAAACAGCTTTATTATAATACATTCACTTTGAATTTTGTTGAGTATTTAACAAAGGAGCCTGGGACTGAAGTGTTACAGTGCGTGGAAGCTGAGTAAGATTTACACTGGTGGGGAGGGTAGTTTGTATACTGGGGGGCAGTGGGCCTATTTCTTCTACCATAGTCACCTCTGTTACACCAACCTGTGCATCAACAGTTTCTGTGGGTCTGTTAAACACTTGTTTATACAGCACATTCATTGTAAAAGGATTCTTAACCCTTCTTTGTCTAAAATGTAGCCTAAAAAACCTAGCCATAGGGGTATGGATTCTACTATTAGCTGTTCCAAGCATATCTGCACAAGTAATGTACAATCTTCCCTGCAAGCAAAGTATACCAATGCCATTTTCATCCAATAGTGGAATAGTAGAGTTGTTACCATATGATACAACTGGAGGTGTTGCAGCACCACCTACCACTCTTCCAAAATATCTACAATTGTCATTTCTACTGGGGTCTGGGGCCCATGATTCAACAGAATATCTCTCACTGGTAACCTTTGCTTTGGGTGTATTACTATTGTACACATGCAGTGTTCTAGGGTCTCCTGGTGGATTAATTGTATAGGTAGTTGGGCCTTTATATTTGTCTGTGGGTGTTACACCAACTACATCAAGTGGCTGTCCCCCAACAGCCCAAAAATACAACTGGGTTCCAGCCAGACCATGTACAACACCATTGGTGTTTCCTAGAGCATTAACTAGAGGTACAACAAGCAACTCTGTTTCCATTCTGTACAGCTCCCATACTTTCATGTCACACTCACTAACTTGATTTGGTATATCAGGGGGAGCAATTTCTGCCAGGCTGTAACATACAGTTGTGTCAGCATCTGGAGTTTCTTCAACTTTGATACTTGAACCGCTTTCCTTGTCATGAATGGCAGAGCTAATTGACCAGTAATGAGGGGTGGGCTCACGCCCATCCTGAGCAGCTGTTGTATTTCCAATTACTGGCTTTACAAATAGTTCCACTTTAAATTCTGTTTCTTCTGACAGTGGTACTGCGGCTAGTACTTCTACCCCTCCTTTTTTTACTTCTGTTGCCAGAGTTTGTACCCGGGGAACTTGACTTCTTGGCCTTGTTAGCCTTTTTTGTGGGCGACACGGGGTGCAGCTCATCTTGTTTTCTTTTTACTGCCTGTGTAGGAATTTTATAGGTATCAGCATTTAGTTGTTCTAGCACATACAAAATCCAGTCAGGAGTTGCATAATGTGGGGTACCTCCTGTAGGCCCTGAAAAGGAAATCCACTGACCTAGTCTGTGTACACCCTCACTTAAAGCATTAAAGCCATCTTTGGGCAGGCTTGAAGCATCATATATAAAATTATAAGCTGCTTCAGTTAATGCTCCAGCTGCTGCTGACAAGGCGCTGGTAGGCCTAGAAAGGTCAAGTGGCTGACCTGCAGTAATTTGTAGCAGCTCCCTTTCCCTTGCTGTGGTAGCTAAGCTTCTAACTTGAGTAGCTATAGCATTTACAGGATCTGATTCTCCTATGCTGGCTAAAGTTGCTCTAAATCCATATTCAAGGTCTCTTAAAAGTCTTTGAATTTCATCACTAAGAACTCTGTTAACTACTGTTGACCCCGCATTGTAATATGATGACCAGATTCCAAAGGCAATTCTATTGAACACGTCCTGCAAACTAGGCAACTCGGGCAAGTATGACGCGACAAGGTTGAAGAGCCAGTCTGGGATGCCCGGAATTCCAGTTTCCAACTGGTATTCAGGGATAGGTACCAATGCCATTCCTGAGTAGGGGGCGTGAATTGGTTTGTGCACTGACTGGAGATTGAGTCCTGCTCCCTGGGGATTGTATCCTGAGGTGGGATGGAGTCCACTTGCACTTCCTGTTGGGGTGTTCGGAGGCAGGTCCCCAGGGTGGTCTGATGCTAAGGCAGTATAAATGCCACCTACAAGGCCTGCACCTCCTTGCACAGCTGCTGTTACAGCTTGGGTAGCTTGAACAAGTTCAGGAACTTTAGTTAACACAGTAGTAGCTGCTTCAGATATTGGTATTGTTTCCCCAAGAAGTGCAGCTCCCTCTGTTATACCACCAAGGGCAGCTAAGCCTTCACCAGTAGCTATGGCAGCTCCAGAACCAGCAATTGACAAGGCCTCTGCTCCTCCAGCTATAGATGCTGCTATAATTTCAGGTACAGCAAGAAATATTCCCATCTAAAAACAAAATAAAAATTGGTGACCCTCTATATCCAAAGGTATGCAGGCCAGGTTCGAGACGATGGCGCCAACATCCCCGAACTGAAATACTAGGATTAGAACTTACAGTCTTAGCATTTCAGTTACCCTTCACTCTCCTTTGGCCTACAAAGGGTCCCCAGTCTTACCTGTGTCAAGGACAGTAGAAGTTCACCAGGTGTGTTGGTAAAAAACACAAGGCCGCAGGAAGCTGGCTCACGGCCCAGGAAGTTGGCTTCACGCCAAGAGTGAAAGCTATTGTGTGGCACGTAGCAACTAGTTCCGCCGGTATCAGGTGTCACCACCCACAGTAGTGACCTTTAACTTTATTGGCTTACACACTAAACATACCACACATGCTTGTATACACAACTGTCAATCACTGTGCCCTTTTTTTCTATATTACAGGAGGCCAGAGG